CTGCTCCTGCATGAACTGATGCAGGACTTATACCTTGAATACTACTTGCTGTTGGTATAGCTGGAGGAACTACATTCCCTCCACCTTTATACTTTTTTCTACGTTTTCCTGCTCCTCTTTGTCCTGCACCTAAAGATCTAGATGCAGCTACTTGTTGAGATATTTTCGCAGATAAACTAGTAGTTGCAGCATCTACAGCAGAACCTGCTATTTTTTGTGGAGCGTGTGGTTCATTTGGAGCAGAATGTGCTGCTTCTATAATTTGTCCACCGGCGGTAATTGTAGACATCTTAATGTATAGCGTAGAAATAATACAAATGGACCAAGAAGAATTTTTGAGCTCTATGAAAATTCAATCTTTAGTTCGTGATATGGATACATCTATGCGTAAACATAAAAAATTAAAAATTTCTAACTTTACTGAATATCGTAAAAAATTATCTGAAGAAAACGAAGTTCTTTATAATAGATTTCCTACTATATTTGAAATGCATATTCAAGGAAAATTAGATCAAACTTTCTTTGAAATGTTAAAATTACGTAGACAAATTGAAAAGAAAGAAATTACGGAAGATGAAGCTTCAAAATTAATTGGACAGAAATTATTTGATAGATTTGTTGGTCCAGTTGTAAATAATACTCCTCCACCTGAAAAACCTCTTTCTTATTCTGAATTCTATAAAAATTTTGATAATAAAGAATAAGAATGCCTACAGAAGATTATTCTCATACTCGTCGTATTGCTAGAGCTCGTCAAATTGCTTCTTTAAAAGGCCTTAATAAAGTTGCAAGAGCTATTGATAGTGAAACACAACTTGTTATTAAACTAGGAGGAATTCTAAACGTAATGAAAACTCCTACTGGTTTAAGATCTAATTGTGGTAGATGTGTTAACTAAATTCTTCTTCTTCTTTTAATTTTTGTCTTAATTCCATTAAAAGTTTTCCCATATGATTATCACCTCTCCATTTTGATGATTTTAATGATTTAGGTGTTCCCATAGCACAACCAATACCTAAAACAACATCACGAGGATCAGCATATCCTAAAATTTTATCCTCAGTTTCTAGTAATTGTTTACGCAATTCTGGAAATTTAGTGAATTTTGCTCTTAAACCTTTCGATAAATGTCCAAGACATTTTTCATTCCAAATCGTTGAATCAAAATTCTGGACTTTTTTACCAAGAGCTTTAACGGCTTTAGTTGTTGGCGACTTCATCATTTTCTCAAGAGTTTTTTCATCCTTAAATTCTGTAGATTTCATACATTCCATATAATGTGTTAAAGTATTATATTCTTTGTCATCAATTATTATGGCATGAGCAGAATCAGGACTGAAATTTCTATGTTCACCTGCTGACGCATCTTCACCAAAGAATAAGATTACAGGTTTTTCTTCTTCATTACCACCCCCTTTCTTTAATTTACGAACTCCTTTAACTACTACTACTGGTTTCTCTTCTTCTTCTTCTTTAGAAGGTTCAGGTTTTTTAGATTTCTTGAATATGAAAGTTCTATTTAAGAATGAGAATGTTTGTTGTTGTTGATTCAAAATAATGTTTGTTTGTTGAGCATAAAGTTCATTGAACATTTTAGTGTCAACTAATTCATAATCAAATTCTTTTAAAATATCAGTAATTTTTTCAAATGGAACTAAATATTCTAAAGCAGGTCTATCAAAACTTTCTAAGAATACTTTTATACCCATACCAAATTCTTCATTCCATGATTCTTTATCCTCATATTCTTTTGTAAAATCACCAGACACTTCTCGGTCTTTTCCAAACATATGTGTTTTCTTACCAATCAATAAAGTATAAACAGATTTACCATCTAAACAAGTTCCAAAGAAAGTTTCTTTACCTAAATCTTTTAAGTTACTTGCGAATGCCCTGAAAGTTTCTTCTGATTCACACGCATAATGTATAGCAAATTGACACGAAATATTATCAAATTTATTTAATCCTTCAAATTCTGCTAAATATTTAGTTGTTGCCTTTTCTTTACCTAATAAAATAGGCATATACTTATCTTCTTGTTGAAATAAAGGATGTATTGACATATCACCTTGAAGAAATAAAACTGGAGGAAGATAATCTTCAGGATGTTTTTTACGATCATTCAAATATCTTGTCGCAGATCCTTGTGTAGGTGAAATAATATTAGCTAATGAAATATCTAGACCTACAACTTTTGAAGGTTGTGTTTTTTTCCATTTATATAAATCACCACCTCTTCCAACTGCTAATTCTAAGAGAGTAGAACCTTTTGTAATAACCGATTTATACAATTCTTCTTTTACACGATTATGGAAATCATATACATCACTAAATACTCTTGAAGATCTTTTTAAATCATCTCTATAATACATATCATCTTCATATGATTCATCAGGTGGATTTGACATAAAACTTGTAATCATTGTTTCAGTTATAGGAACGTGCATAGAAGTCCAAATATTATTTGCTACTGAAATATCATTGCCATATTGAGGTTCTCTTAAAGCACGATATTGATAAGTTTTATCATATCTTGTTCTCATAATAGTCCAACGTCTAGTTTCAATATTAAATGAACATTCAACGATAGTATTATCTTCAACTCGATTATCGTCATCATCTACAGTTTGGCCACGTTCATTTAAAGGAACTAAAATTTTATACGCATCAGGATCACGAGGAACATTAGGTTGAAATGGTGATGGAATACGTGTATTTGTTTCAGATACTTTTTGAAGATCGGTAGGCAAAGATGGAGGTACATATTCTCCATTCATAGTTTCACGAGGATAAATAATATCATCACCTTGTGATCTTGAAACATATAATTGTCCTCGTCTTACTCGTTTATCTATCAAAGAATCATATGTTTCATCTGCGGTAATTTTCAAAAGAAAATCAATACTATTTTGTGTAGATGGTTTCCATTTATATACACGCAACCAAGTCTTACCTTTACGGTCTTCTGATGGTGCTACAGGAGTAGATTTAGGTGTGAAAATTAACCCATCAATTTCATATTCAAATTCTGTTGCTAACATTGTACGAATTGCTTCTTCCATTGAAGGACCATCGCCTGCTAAGAATAATTTAGTTTCAATTCTCAATGGATTTAATGAAGGTGACATAATAAATTGTGTTCGAATATCTTCAACAAATAATCTAGCACAACCTAATCTTGAATTTAGAGGATTTTTCATAGTATCTTCATCATTTTTCATTAAAGGTAATTGTCTCAAATCTCTGTTTCTAAATCTATAAACATCAAAGATACAAAATAAATTCTTTTCAGGAATATATTCCCCATCAATAAAATCACCTATATGTGAATCATCATTTGCAACAATACCTGTCCATATAATTTTATTATTTTTTGCGATACGAATTAATTTCCTATCTCTTGCTACATATAATCCTGAACGTTCACCATCTGCTTTATTTGTAACTGTATATCCTTTAGAAATATTATGAGGATTTATAGGATTAATATGACGTCTAGTTAAAGTCACTAAATCATAAAAGATATTTTTTGATAATTTGAATTCTTGTTCGTATTTATTCATATCAGAAACTTTTAGAAGAAAAGGTGATTGATAAAACGATTGTGATAAAGTAGTAAGTATTTTCAATAATTCTTCAACAATCATTTTTTCAGGAATTTCAGTTTTCTTTTGAAGAAATTCAATCTCAAGTTCATATGTATGAGGTAATTTCAAAAGATCTTTGATAGTTTGTTTTGAATTTACACCTCTAGTTTTAACAATAGAGAAATCAATACGAAATAATCCATCAGGAGTTGCAAAACATTTACGATTAATTAATCGTATATGTGTTTTAGAATCACTTGGATTTCCTTCCCAATCTCTACGTATTTCTTCTTCTGATCGTAATGTAAATCTCATATTTCCTTCAGGAACATCAATAATATCTTTCTTACCTTTATGTGATTCAAAATATTTCAGTTTCTTTTCTACTACTAAAGGAATATTACGAAATGAATTTGTAGAGCATAATTTATGTATATTTTCTGATCCCATTACATTAACACGTGTTGAGTCTGCGTAAGAAATTGATAATCTATTTTCTTCACACCTAAGACCTGTAGATAGAGTATGAATAGCTTTTAAAATACGATCTGCGACATCTTTAGTATAAATTTTACCCGAAAGCAGTTTACATTCTAACTCTGCTTTTGGATCTTCTTTTGCTATCTTAATAAACTCTTCTAAAAGAAGAAGTGTTTCTGGATTTATAATTGTATCCATATCCCTATTATATTTTACTTGGATTAAACCTTGTTCGTTTTTGACTTATGAATCAGTAATTAATCTTTCATAAGTTTTACGTGTTTTTGTATCTTCTTCTATACGCTTCTTTTGATCAATTGAAAAATTAATATACTGGTTAATTTCTTCAAGACAATCATTTGAAAGTTTATCTGTTGATACTAAAATACCTGATTGTGTTTTTGTAAATGTATTTGTATATTTTTTAATAATATTAAAAACTTGGTTATGTTGATTAGAATCCATTAAATCTATCTGTTCTTTCATCCATTCTTTCTTTTGTTTATTCATTTGTTTCTTCTTTTAAAGGAGTATTACCTGTAAGTTTTTTCCGTCTTCCTTTAATTACCAGTGCTCCTTCAGCAGGAGGTTCAAATACAACTTGTTTAACGGATTCACCTGATTCTTCAGGTTCTTTAGAAGATACAACAACTTGTTTTTCCTCTTCTTTTACTACTGGCGCATCATCAGGTCTTGATAGCAATTTACCTACAACTACAATTTCAGTATCTCTTTGCTTAAACGTCGAACCAACAACTTCAAATTCTAAATCTTCACCTTCTTTTACTTCATCAAATTCTGTATTACCTAAATGTAAATCACGAGGAATTAAAATCTTTAAAGGAGGTAATTCAGCATGAATACCTACCTTTGATTTTAAAGTCATTGGAGCTTTTAATTTTTGACCTCGATGAGGAAAACAAATATCTGCTTGAAACGTAATATCATAATCTACACCTCCTTTAATATAATTTGTTCTACCAAGAGAATATTCAAGAATTGTAATTGAATTTCGTTGAATAAATCCTTCTGAAGAACATTTTCCTTCAGCGTTCATTTTAAGTTGTGCTAAAATAACAGCATTCATATTCTTTTGAAGAAATTTTGAATGGATATGAACTTTCTTAGTTAATTGGCGTCGTTCAAATAATGGATCCATCCTTATTATTATTTAAGTTATCTTGTATTTAATTCGTTTTTTGAAAACGGATTTAGATGATTAAAATTATTTAGTATAAGGCGCAACAATGGGAAACGCAGTAGTTAAGCGTTCAGACACTGTATTACTTCCTATGGAGTATGTAAATATTCCTTACTGTGTGATCAGGACCTCAAATGACATCGATAAAGATCATATGTCGTGTACAACTCTTCATATTAAAATGGAAAATTATCGGTCACTTAACTGTATAGATTATCGTGAAGGAGGTTTTAGATGGATAAAGAATCACGCCACAAAACGTGATAGTGGATGGAGAGTATATTTACAAGCAAATAGTGAAGATAGACATGTTTGTGGATGGCGACAAATTGAAAAATTTTGGCCTCTTGAACTTGATGGACAAGAAGAAAAGATTGCTGAATGGCGTGCCGAACTAGTTGAAAAACTTGAAAAACTTGAACTTGAACGTCAGACTAATCAACAGAGTCAAGATTTAAGTGAATCTGAGTCGAATTAGGTTTTAAAGAAGAAAGAATATCTAGTGTGTCTTCGTAACCAAATGATTCTAAAGGAACTCTTATATTTTTACGAAACAAAATATTATATTGAAATAATAATCTTTCAAAACGAGTTACAATTTGATTAATTGTGGTATAAATAGAATCAATAATCTTACCTTTTTCTGATTCGTCATAGTTAACAGCAATAATACTTTTTTCTCCTTGTTCTAATAGTAAATCTATTCCTTGACATGTCATCAAATAACTATCAGAAAGTTGTTCTCTATAACTACTTTCTGAAAGATAAGGGTTTCTTAAAAATCCTGACATTATTAATAACGAATAATTAATTATTAAATTCGTTTTTAGTATGTTCAGCAATATGTAGAAGTTTACTATAAAATGTGAATTTGAATGGGTTTAATCTTTCTAGTTTATGTTGTTTTTATTTGGATAATAATAATATGACACTATGTACAGGTCTTTGGTGTATTTTTTTAAGATTGACAACATATAATGTTATATTTGTTGCCGGTATATTACTTGCAAGACAAATATGGAATGTCCCCAAATTTTTTATAGATATTGTGCGAGCAATTTCACTTGGTATAGTTATCTCAGTGTTATATATTCATATTATATACGACCCCAATATTATTATTGATATATATAAACGAATATTTCCGATAGATTTACCAATAGACATATACTATATCTGTGATATCATTCTACATATACTTCCAGTAATTATCTTTGGACTACCACAAAATTTTCTGTCTGTAATTATCGGTTTACTTATAATATGGATATGGTATGGTTCTTTATATTCGCATATTCAATATTTATATAGTCCTAATATCTCTATGAAAGAATATAATCGCATTATTATTGTCTATACACCCATAATGATGTTAGCAATCTATTTATTTAGTCATTGTTAATCTTTCATTCTCTTTCTAATATCTGCATTATTATCAGGTTGATTTAGAATTTCATATTCTTCAGGTGTTATCCAAAATATACCTTCTTTTTCATCAATAATAACTTCTCTAACTAATAAATCTAAGTATAAACATCTATTTTCTTTCGTTTTAACTTCCGGTGGAAATTCATCTTCAACTAACCATTCAGAAAACTTATTTAATAATCCAACTTTATATACACCACATGTTCTTCCACCTATATTTTTAGATCTATCTGCCTTTTTAATTTCAGAAGCTTTTTCATCAATATTAAATATTAATACTTGATTTTTTACAGACGCAAAAATAGAATCTTTATTTTCAATATATTTGTCTTTTGCCTTTTCTAACCATGCATTATACAAATCTTTTAATCCACCTGTAGGTGTAATTAATTCATGGTTTTCATCGTATACTTTATTTAATCCTAGAATATACAATTCTACTTCTTCTTCATCATCTCTTGCTAATAAAGGTGCAGCATAAATTGGAGCTTCAGACCAATCCAAACTTAATAAATATCTTATTTTATCTTCAGGTTTTAAAACCATATCAACAATATACCAATCCAATACATCTTTAGCAAATCGTTGTTTGATAAAATCAGGAAATTTATGTTCTAATTTAATTTCTGGTTTTTCTTCTACTTTACTTTCTTCTTCAGGTTCTTTTGTTTCAGGAATTTGTAAATCTTGCTCTATTCCTTCTGATTTCTTTATAGAACGTTCTAACATTGTATCATTTTCCATAACTGAAAAGGCAATAATATTTTTACGTGATTGTAAATGACCTATTCTACCATTCTTGTCTTTTAATTGAAATCCTGTATCTATTGCATTTTGAATTATATAATCTAAAACTTTAGGTTTATATGATTTCAAAGCATCTGTAGAATATAAATCATCTTTTTTCCAAATAGGTTTACGAATAAATAACTTTAATAATTTATCAAGAATTTCATCTTTTACATCTAAAATAGCAGATAAAGGACGTTCATGATCAGGATCTTCTTTGTTTGGAATTAATTTACAACTTATAGATTCTGTTTCTTCCATGAATGTTGGAGCAGACATTTCTTTCAATGTAAACGTTTTTGTTTTATTATCTTGTGATCTAGTTTGTGGAATTTGAACGTCATTTTTCCATCCAGAAGGTAAATTATTAACATGATATTGTAAATCACAATCCATAGCAGATTCCATAACAACCTTTTTAACTCTTGCTATTTTTATTGCCTTATCTTCAACAAACGTTCTATAAATATATTCGTCCAAGGTTTCTTGTGTAGAATCTTCATATCTACATACATGTAAATAAACAGTACAATTTTGTAATTCAAAATCTAAAAGAGAATGAGAACATGTTCTCATACCTCTACCTAAAACTTGTTCAATTCTACTCATATTAAACCATGGATCTAAAACATGTATTTGTCTAACAAATCTAAAATCTACACCTTCTGATACTTTAGGAGAGGCAACAATAATTCTTATATCTGAACCATCAGAATTTTCAGGACGTTTTGATCTTATTATTGCTTTTTTAATATCAGAATCTGTTGTAGCAGAAGTAAATAAGACATATTTTCCTTTAGAACCTTTTTTAATTTCACCTGAAGTATTTCCAAGTAACTGGTTTCCAAGAGCAGATTCATATCCATGTTCTTCTAAACACATACTAAATAATCGTGCTCCTGATTCTACAATATTTGAATATACAAAAACAACTCCTTGACTTGAATCTAAAATATCCATAATTAATCCAAATTTTGAACTATACTTTTTAATTTTGGATGGAGCAAGAAATTTTAATTCTTCATCTTTATAAGTATAAGTTTCACCTGAATTAAAAGTTTCTCGAAATGTTTTATTTTCAGGAAAAACGCAAATAAGTTCAGGTTGAGTTGCTGCTTTAACTCTCAACGGATAAATTGCATCTTGTTGTAATGATGATACAATAGACTTAGTTAAAACAAGGTATTTTAAAGGCGTTTCAATTTCTTCTTCGTATATATCAGTTTCTCTATCATTTTCTGCTTTGACATCGTCAGGTGGAGGTAATCTAAATGGAAATGTAAATGGATTTTCTCCCTTTACAAATGATACATATTCTTGACACCATCCTCTAAATTCTACTTCTTTTCCTGCTTTAAATTCACCTTCAACTGTAAAAATATCGCTTGATTTTATAGTTTCCTTTAAACTCATCTTTCTTTCATTCCATAAAAACAGATTAAAATAATACAATAACTCATCATGTCTATCATACATAGGTGTAGCAGTTAATAATACTAAAGTAATACCATTCGCAGTTTTCAAAATATTTTCAAGTGCAATTGCAGATAATTTTACAGATTCGTCTTCTGATGATTCTCTTAAATTATGAGCTTCATCAACAATTACTAATCTATTATCAAACGTTTTATGTATCCACGCATCCATTTCACGAGCAGATTTAGCAATTAATTTTTGTCGATCTATATTATTAGAAAATTCAGTATATCCTTGAAATTCATAGAATTCTCCTATTATTTTAGAAGCTTGAGTCATAACTTTTTGTTGTGAAGTTTTATCAGTATAACGTAGAGGTTCTGATTGTGTTCGTTGTAACATTTCTAAATATCTACGACCAGTACATTGTTGTGATAATAATAATCCATCAGGATCTACAGATACTCTTGATATATCAAAAATTTGATTCTTAAAATTTTCTTGAATAGACGGATTTGCTAAAACTAAAACTTTCTTATCCTGAAATTCAGGTCTTACAATATATTCTTCTGCGATTTGAATAGCAGTACAAGTTTTACCTGAACCTGTTCCATGAACTATTATTACACCTCTCGTATTTGATTCCGGACTCATAACCCTTCTTAAAAATCTTTGATTTGATTGTAATTTAAAATCACGAGAAGATGATGTAGAGCATTGTTCTTCTCTCAATTTTTTCAAAGCACTTAAACTTGGTGGTGGAAGTTCTAATGCTCTTGTTTCTTCTAATTCTTCATATGTCGTATTCGGCATTCTCTATTACTTTTAAAACGGAATCAATTTACAAGTAATATACTTTAGTATGGAACTTAACAAAAAAAGCGTAGACATTCTTCTTATGCGTAATTGGTTTGTTAATGATGATGATATTCCTGATTTACTTGATTGGTTAGATCAGGATGTTTATGATTATGTTTATACAAATCGATTAAAATATCCTTTACGAGTTAGATATTATATTGAACCACAAGACTTTAGTATTCCAACTAGATATAAAGCAAAAGATTTGACTGATTTTGATATGTTTAAGGAAGAAAAAATGAGATTAGAAAAAAAAGAAAAAGAGTGGCAAAAATATGTAAATGAACATAAGCTTAAACGTCCTTTAAGCAAACAAGATAAGGAAAAAAAAGGAAAGGAAAAGGAAATTACAATAAAAGAAAAAGAGCTAGAAAAATTAAAAAATGAATATTGTATTCCTCGTCTTCAGGAAAAACAAAATTTACAAATTGAAAAAATAGAAGATAGTATTATTGATTTAAAAAACGAACTTAGAAATTTATTGTTTCAAATTAAGATAGAAGATGATAAATTCGTCCAAGAATATAAAAACAAGTGGTTATGTGGAGAGATGTAGTAAATGTAATAAAAAAAATCATATTTTAATTAATTGTCCGTGTGATAAAAAGTTCTGTTTAGATTGTAGATTTCCTGATTTACACACTTGTCCGTTTGATTTTAAAGCTAGAACACAAGAATATTTAAAAAAAAATAATCCACAAGTTATCAAAGAAAAGGTTCCGAATAAACTTTAAATGATTAAAGTAATGAGTGGTGGTTTGTTTGGAACTCCTTTATATTTAAATCTGAAATGTATTATTTTTTCAGGAATTATTATATTCATTTATTGGCTACCTAAACCTAAATTTATTCAACATAAATGGATAGCTTCATTTCTTCTTGCTATGGCTGCATATATTATGATGGCATGGTATGATATGATTTATGATTGTAACGATAAATTAGGACCTACATTTTTAGGAGGTTTAATTGGTTGGGCAAAACCTTATGGAGGTGTTCCTCCAGGAACAAAACCATTACCTATCAAATACAAAAAAATTGTTGGTGTTTTTGACTTTTTTGTTTTGTTAATTATTGTTGGAGCATTTATTTATCCTTATTATGTGTCATAGTTTCTCCATAAGATTGATAATGAAGTCTTTTTACTCTACAAAGTTTGAAACAAATCTCATCAACGAGAAGAATTGTTCCAGACAAGAAAATTGTAAATGCTGTATACATCATATTATTTTTCTTTTTGAAAGATTTAAATTTCGTTTTTAATCCGAATCAGGTGGAGATGCTGGAAGAAGCATTGTTTTTTCAAAACAAGTTTTTTTATAAACCATACTTGCTAACCATTCAGGATCTTCATCTGAAACACGTCGAATCCTTTTTAATGGTTTAGGTGAAGATTCTTCTTCTTTCTTGTTTATATTTTTAAACAAAAGTTTTGCAATAATAAAGTGAATGAAAGCGTGAAACAAAACAAGGAAAATCACGTATAAACAAATTTTTTTCGAAGGAGGAGGAAGATAATCAGATTTAATGCCCATATTAATAGCCGCAATGCGGTCTTGGTCAAAATAATCGAAAAGGTTGTTGTTAAGAATTTCGTGCACCATGTAAGCAAAAAAGTTTATTGGTTTTAAATCCGTTTTTCATTTAGGAAGGAGGATAACGAGCAGATGCTAGACTTGTTAGTGTCTGCATAAAGTGCACTGCAGGCATGTATTGAGTTTTTACAGTTGCACCATATCCTCCTTCAGGAATCATTGGAACACGATGACCTCCATACTTTTGCGATTGTTCAAGTCTATATTGAAGATCAGTAGCAAGATTGTTTATTTGTGAACACAATACAGGATTGCCTTGTGCATAATTTCCAAATACATGATCAGACATCTGCATAACTTGTTGAGGTGTATATATATCACCTGTTTGAGGTGCCAATTCTCCTCGAGTACTTGCAGTTACCAAACTCTTAAAAGCTGCATTGTGTGGCAATGGTCCACAATGACTTTTTGCACTATCATCAAAATGTAAAGTAGTTTGAGGACGAGGAGATGAAGTATAACCTGCCATCATCTGACCCCATTGCTGATTTGCGGCACCGACTTTTCCAAACATTCTTTTCTATATCTGCCTTGATAAAATTAGGTTATAAGATACAAAATCCATTTTTCATAAAAAAAAGGTATTTTATTTTCTTTTGTTTTTTTACCCCCTGTTTTTTTGTTTTTAGGCGCGTTTACCAAGGATTTCAACGACGTCCTCTCGTGGCACACCCTCTTCTAATGCTGCTGTCTTTATGGCTTCAATCAGTAAGTGATGTAAGTGGCTCCCAGGACATTGAGACTCGTTTCTCATGTACCACCAAAATGTTTGGAAGTTTGAACGCTCGGAATCAGGTTTTTTGGTTAGTCTCCAAAGGTTGTCTGCCTCATCTTTCATGCGCTGCTTTACACTTTCTATTGCCTCGTTTAGCATTGGCAAGGACTGGACCATGTGAATGACGTAGTTCCGCCACGCAACTCCCAAAGTGTGTTCACGTAAATTGTTCTGAGTGCCTGACATGTTTCCTTGTTTATCGCCTTACAATCTAAAAATATGAAACCAATAAATCCATTTTTCATAAAAAAAGGTATTTTATTTTCTTTTGTTTACTTTTCCTATGAGTTCTCAGACTTTTTTATTGACCCCCATCAAGGTGTTTAGTAATACTTTCCTCCCTCTCACGAAGAGTTGCGATAAGTTGAACAATCTCTTCCAACTTTTTTGAACGCTGTTTGTTTTCCAACATGATGCGCGTCCTGCAGTAAATACAGGATATGCTACTCGTTTGTTGAGCCCATTCACACCGATCTTGGTCATACACGCAAATATCACACCAACAACTATGAGGACAAACACACATGTATTCCACCAAACACTTGTTACACTCAAAAGTGTCAACAACGCCTGTCTCTGGATTCATATCACTTTCGTGACAATCGCATTCTTCTGGGATTTCAAGAAACTCTTCTTCGTGACTTTTGTTCATTTCAACTTGTTGCGCCATACTATATAACAACTTAAAAGTAAAAAATCCATTTTTTAGGGTTTCTTGACTTTTTCCATTTGGCGTTCTTTTGCTCGAACTCCTTTTTGTGTATATTTGCCATTTTCACCCCTTCCCTTTTCTTTTTGATCTTTCTTTGACTCTTTACGTGTCTTTGGTGTATTCTCCATACTCAACAAAGCATTTAAACCTAAAAAATTCGTTTTTAACAAATGGCAGACGTATGCTCTATATGTTATGAACATATGGATATGAAATCTTTTCAAGATCCAAATTCATCTACAACTACATGTGTTAAATTGGATTGTCAGCACGCTTTTCATACAACATGTATAATTAATGTATTAAATAAAACTAATTCACAATGTCCTCTTTGTGGTAAACATAAAATCACAGATGAAGTTTTAAGAGAAGGATTATTGAAAAAGATTTTTTCTTCAGCAAGAAGAAATCCTGAAATTAAAAAAGGTATTCAAGAATACAAAGAATCTTTTTCTGCATATAAAGAATTACTTAAACAATTGAAAAAAGAAACAGAAGAATTTCTTATTAATCGTATGAAAGAAACAAATTTCAAGCAAAATAGAACATATCTAATTAAAACTATGGATAATGTTAAATTTGGTGTTAGAAGATTTGCTAAAAGTATGGGTCCACAATATGTTGGTGCTTTAATACCTGGTGTTAATGGAAACTTTTTCATGAGAAGAAGATTTAATACAGAAATTTTTGGATTAAGAGGATGGAGAAGTACTTATAACCATATTAATTATCCTTCGTTTAGAATTGGTATGAATTCTATATTGAAAAAGATATAATGGAAACATGGTATCCATTTGTTATTGGAGTTGTTGCATTTTTCTACATTAAATCATTTAATAGAAATGCGAAACTATATTTAGAGAGTGAAAAAACACTTTCGTGGAATGATCTATTCACGAAAGTGGTTCCAGTTTTATAGTCTAAACGATCTCTGCAGGGATTGAACCTGCGACCTTCTGGTTAACAGCCAGACGCTCTGACCACTGAGCTAAGAGATCAAGTACCCTACATGGGAATTGAACCCACGGCCTCCGACTTAGAAGGTCGGCGCTCTATCCACTGAGCTAGTAGGGCAAATAGCAGCGGTGGGAATCGAACCCACGCGGATTTCTCCACAGGTTCTTAAGACCTGCGCCATAACCACTCGGCCACACTGCTACTTTATATACAAAGATTATCTTTAAATATGTTTCTTAGTTTAGACATTATGAACTTACACTAGTAAATATGTGTGGAATTTGGGGTATATTTGGATCTCAATTTCCATCAAAAGAAATTATACAAAGATGTATTGAATTACTAATTCCAAGAGGTCCTGAATTTCTTTCAATAGAAGAATTTACGAATGTTATTTTAGGATTTACAAGATTAGGCATTAATGGATTATCAGAAATTGGTAATCAACCTATAATTCGTAATAACATAGCAGTTGTATGTAATGGTGAAATTTATAATTATAAAGAATTAGCTACTGAATGGAATATACACTTACCTAATGGATGTAGTGATTGTGAAATTTTACCTTATTTGTTTTTAAAATTAAATCCTACTGAATTTTTTAGATCCTTAGATGGTGTATTTTCAATAATCGTATATAATATTTCTACAGGTGAAATTATTATTGGAAGAGATCCTTATGGTGTAAGACCTCTTTTTATAGGTAAAACAAAAGATTATTTTGCTGTATCATCTGAAATAAAAGCGTTAGAAAATATATGTGATGAAATAAAACCTTTTGAACCTGGAACATGGTTATCTCAAAATAAATATACAAAATACCATACAATTCCATGGATAAAAAATCCTTGTTTGAACGATGAAGTATTTGCAACATATTCATTGAAAAATGTATTTGAAAAAGCAATTAAAAAACGTCTTTTAAGTGAAAGACCTATTGGTGCTCTATTAAGTGGCGGATTAGATTCTTCTTTAGTATGTGCTAATCTTAGTAAATATACTCATAAATTAAATACATTTAGTATTGGAATGAAAGATTCTACTGATTTAAAATGTGCTAGAATTGTTGCTAATCATATCAAATCAATTCATCATGAAATTATTTTAACAAAAGAAGACTTTTTTAAAGTCATTCCAGAAGTAATTTATGCAATTGAATCTTATGATGTTACAACTGTAAGAGCTTCTGTTGGCAATTGGTTAATTGGAAAATATATTAAAGAAAATACAGATATTAAAGTTGTATTTAATGGAGATGGATCAGATGAAATTGGTGGTGGATATTTATATTTTTCGAGAGCTCCTTCCGATCAAGAATTTGAATCAGAAATTGAAAGATTATTAACTGATATTCATATGTTTGATGTTTTAAGAAGTGATAGATGTATGTCTTCTCATGGATTAGAAGCAAGAACACCCTTTTTAGATAAACAATTTGTTAATGTTTGGAGATCTATTCCAACTAAATTTCTAAGAACTAAACAAGAAAAATATATTTTAAGATCATCATTTTCTAGAAATTTGTTACCTTCACAAATTTTATGGAGAAAAAAAGAAGCATTTAGTGATGGTGTAAGTTCTATTGAAGAACCTTGGCATGCATCTATAAATAAATATGCTATTTCTCAAGGTTATGAATCTGAAAAAGATATGTATAAAAAATTATTTATTGAATTTTTTGGAGAGAAGTGTTTATCTGTAATACCTTATATGTGGATGCCTAAATGGTCTCCAGAAACTACAGATCCTTCGGCAAGAACTTTATCAATTTATAATTGAAATCTTCTCTTAAAATCTTTTACGGATTCTTTAAATGAAGGTTTATTCCACAGAATCCATTTGCTTAAAGCGCCAGGAGTATCAGGTTTATTCCAATGTTCTCCCATTCCAGAATGTCTTTTTAGATATCTAGCTTTGCGCGTCTTGTCTTTATGTTTCGTAAAATCTGAATAACCTTTTTGTCCAAATGGAACTACTTTTTGATGTCCATCTGGGTAAACAAAAACAGCATCAAATTTCTTTTCTTTTTTATGTGATTTTCGAATCGTTTTCAATCTCATTACTAATAATAATGGAAAAATGGTTTATAGAAGTAAGACAATTAAGAGATAAAAGTGAAGATGGATATAAAACAGAAGAATTTTGTCATCATGTGTGGCATAATATAAATACTAAAAAATTAAAGAAACCTGAAAAATTTAAACTTAAAACTGGCCCTGAATTTCATTCATGGATAGAATCTTTAGAAGAAAAGTATGATGAAAAATTAATTAAAGCTATTTTGGATGATGATGATTTTTGGAATCTGACATTTGAGACTGCTCGGAAATCATAGGTATTATAATCTCTTGTCTTTTTTCTATAGTTTCCATAGATAATTTTGAAGGAGGAATTTGATGTCTTATAGGAATTCTAATTATAGGAATGCGATACGGTCGCATTTATTTAAAACGGAACAATATAAACATAGGAATTATTAATATAAGTATGGGTGATACAATTATTGGAGTTCAATTTGGAATCGCCAACCCCGACGAAATTCTTTCAAGGAGTGTCGTCGAGGTTATTACAGATAAAACTTATCAAATTGACCAACCTGTTCCAGGTGGTGTATTTGATCGTAGATTTGGTGTGATTGACAACGGTTCAGTTTGTACAACATGTAAGCAAACAAATCTTCTATGTCCTGGACACTTTGGACATATTCAACTAGCTCGTCCTGTATATTTATATCAATTTCTTCCTGAAATTATTAAGATTCTTCAAAATGTATGTTTAAATTGTTCTAATCCTTATTTAATTGATGAAGAACTTGAAAAGATTGAAAAGAATTTTCAAGGTATGGATAGATTTAATGCAGTTCGTGATAAAACTGCAAATTATAAAACGAAAGAACTTAAATCAGGTCAGTGTCCTCATTGTGAAACACCTCTTGTAAAAAAGATTGAAAAAGAAGATTTGACTGTTGCGTCTCTTCAAGCAATCACATATGAAGAAGAATCAGAACCTATTCCTTTGGAAGTTGAACTTGTTCTAAGATGTTTTCAACGTATTACTGATCGGCATGTAGAATTACTTGGATTTAATCCTAAATTTTCTCGTCCTGATTGGATGATTTGTACTGTTTTGGCAGTTCCTCCTCTTACTGTTCGTCCTTCTGTGATCATGGAAGATAATCAACGTATGGAAGATGATCTAACACATAAACTTATTGATATTGTTCGTAATAATCAACGTCTTCGTGAAAAGATTGATAAAGGTGAATCACTAGATGTAATTAAAAAATATACTGCACTACTTCAATTTGATGTTGCAACATATGTAGATAATGATATTAAAGGATTACCTCCTGCAGCCCAACGTTCTGGTCGTCCTTTAAAAACATTGAAATCACGTCTTGGTGCTAAAACTGGTCGTGTTCGTGGAAATTTAATGGGTAAGCGTGTAGATTTCTCGGCACGTTCTGTTATTACTCCTGATGCAAATATTGATGTAGATGAACTTGGAGTTCCGCAAGAAATTGCAATGAATTTAACTTTTCCTGAAGTTGTTACTGGATATAATCGTGATAGATTAATCTCTTATATTCGTAATGGAACTGGAAAATATCCTGGTGCAAAATCAGTATTTATGAAAGAAGATGGTCGTTCATTAAGTTTAAAATTTGTAAATCCTGAAATTATTGATTTAAAAGAAGGTGATATTGTTCATCGTCATCTTGTTGATGGTGATGTTGTTTTGTTTAATCGTCAACCTTCTTTACATAAAGGTTCTATGGAATGTCATCGTATTAAAGTTCTTCCTTATTCAACTTTCCGTCTTAATGTATCTGCTACTCGTCCTTATAATGCTGATTTTGATGGTGATGAAATGAATATGCATGTTCCTCAAAGTATAGCTGCTGCAACAGAGCTTAAATATTTAGCATCTGTTCTAAGACAAATTATTTCACCAAGAACTAATTCTCCTATTATTCAGTTCTTTCAAGATACGATGACTGGTTTATTTCGTATTGGAAAAGATACAGAAGTTCCTGAACATATTGCTATGAATATTCTTGCAAGAATGAAAAAACCTCTTTCCACATATTCTCGAACGAATAAAAATATTAGTGGTCGTGATTTAATTTCAACTACATTTCCTTTGATTGACTTAAATAGCAAATTAGTTATTAAAGAAGGAAGACTTATTAAAGGACAATTAAAGAAAGGCGCATTTGGATCAGCGTCGGAAGGTTTGTTACATGTAATTTATAATGATTTTGGTCCTCATCGTGCAGGGCAGTTTATTAACGACGTTCAGAATGTAATTACAAAATTCAATTTATTTACTGGATTTTCTGTTGGCGCATCTGATTTAATTGCAAATGAAGAAACGATGGAAGTTATTCGAACACAACTTGAAAAAGGTAGAACAAAAGTAGCTGAAATTATATCGAGTGTTCATGCAGGAACATTCTTAAATAATTCAGGTCGTCCTGATGGCGAAGAATTAGAAAATCAAATTTCGAATGCATTAAAAGACATTTCATCTGAAATTAATAGTCAAATGACCGCAAGTTTGCCTGATGATAATCGTATGAAAGAAATGGTAGAATCAGGTTCTAAAGGTTCATATCTAAATATTGGTCAAATGGCTGCTTTATTAGGTCAACAACTTATTGGTGGTCGTCGTATTCAATATACTTTACAAGATAGAACTCTTCCTCATTTTGCTAAATATGATGATGGTATTGAATCTCGTGGATTTGTAGAAAATTCATTTATTACAGGTGTTCGTCCTGCTGAATTCTTCTTTCACGCTATGGGTGGTCGTGAAGGTTTGATTGATACAGCAGTAAAGACATCAGATTCAGGATATATTCAACGAAAACTTGTTAAGTCAATGGAAGATTTACATGTAGAATATGATGGAACTGTTCGTAATGTTAATGGAACTATCGTACAATTTAGGTATGGTGGTGATGGTATTGATTCTGCATGTGTAGAAGTTCAACAATGTAATCTTGGATTAATGTCTCTAGCAGATATTTATGAACATTATGCTTTGTCATTAGATGAACTTAAGAAAGTATGTTCTGAAGATGTTGATGATACATCTGATTTAGTAGATGAAATTATTAAAGATAGAGATATTCTTGTTCGTGATATTCTAAGATTTACTAAAAAAGAAGAAGTAAGTGCTCCTGTAAACTTAAAGCGTATTACTGAAAAATATGCGAATCCTTATGCTACAAAAAGTAATTTAACTCCAAAATATGTGATTAAAGAATTACAAAGAATTTGTGAAGAACCTATTCTAAAATATAATAAACTCTTTCATATTTTACTACGATTTTATCTAGCACCTAAAAAATCAATTATGGTTCTACGATTAACTCAAGAATTATTTGATGAATTAATTCGTGAAGTTCAATTTAAATATATTCAATCTACAGTTCATCCTGGTGAAATGGTGGGAACTATTGCAGCACAATCTATTGGTGAACCTACTACACAATTAACACTAAATACTTTCCATTCAGCTGGAACTGCTAAAGCTAATGCAACGCAAGGTGTTCCTCGTATTATAGAACTTTTGAGTGTATCATCCAATCCTAAAAATCCTTCAAATGTGGTATATTTAGATTCTAATATAGCTGTTTCATCTGACGATGTTCTAGCAAAGAAAAAGGAAATCCAAAAAACTACTATGCGTGATATTACAAAATCTGTTCGTATTTATTATGATCCAAATCCTTTAACACCTGATTCTGTAGTTGAAGAAGATCGTGAATTACTAAAATCATACCAAAAGTTTTCAGTGACACAAGGACAAAATTGTACATCTCCATGGATTATGCGACTAGAATTAGATAAAGATGAAATGGTTGCTCGTAATATTATTGATATGACATTAATTCAGACAAAACTAGAAAATAATAAAGTTCTTCGTATATTCTCTTGTGCACATTCAGATACAAATTCACCTGATAAAATTGTAATTCGTATTGTATTCGCACAAGAAGTTGTAAAGAATGCTTTATCTTTAAGATTTATCGAAGATAAGTTACTAGATACTGTTTTAACAGGAGTTGAAGGAATTGGAAAAGTTTATGTTCGTGAATTAGCTAAAGAGTTATTATTTGATGAAACTATTAGTGGATATGTTCCTTTAAAGCAATATGTTCTTGATGTAGAAGGAACAAATTTACTTGATTTAAGTTCAGTTCCAGGAACGGATCCTTTTCGATCATTCTCAAATGATATTTATGAAGTTTTAGATGTATTTGGTATTGAAACTGTTCGTTCAATGTTATTTGAAGAATTTATGGAAGTATTTGCTACAGAATTTGTGAATTATCATCATATGATTACATTGATTGATACAATGACTTATCCTGGTCGTCTAATTGAAGCAAATAGGTTTGGTATGAATAAAAGTGAATCAGGTGTTCTTGCTAAATCAACATTTGAAGAAACTACAAAAGTATTATTTGGAGCAGCATTAGGATCACAATTTGATAATATGCGTGGTGTATCGGCAAATATTATGTTTGGACAAAAACCGCCATGTGGAACAGGATTTGTAGATATTCTTATTGATGAAACTAAATTACCTGAAGGTTCAGAAGAAGATTTATCTGTATTTGAAACTGATTTGAATTCAGCAAATGCTCGTGTAGAAGAAGAAGAACGTAAAGATGTAGAGCAAGGTGCATGTAATATGGAAGATATTGCAATGGAATGGTAATTTACTTATAAGATACTTATATTAATTATAATGGATTCAATAGTTCAGAGTGTTCTTAGACAATTTCAAGAACGATCTGAACTAGGACAAAAGAAGTATGGGACTACATTAGATAGAAAGGATTTAAGTTTTTCACAATGGATTCAACATATGAAAGAAGAATTAATGGATGCAATTTTATATTTGGAGAAACTTCACCAACTCCATGAACCTCCAAAACCTGAATGATAAACTGCTAATGATTCAGAATATTTTTCTTTTAGACAATTATGTAAGACTTTATCGTCTTGAGTAATACATTCATTAGGTTTTGCTTTTCTATACGCAGAATCATTGACCATAAATGGATATATTTTCTCAGTTGGAATAACTAATATATCATCACTAGGTTTCATTGCTGATCTGAAAAAATACGGACCAGTAGTGCGATTAATATAAACACTATCCCAATCTACTTCTTCAAGAACATCATAATTCAGTAATCTTTTCAAAATTTCTGAGCCAGGTTTTGAAGCAAAGAATCCATTTGACATATATTTTTTTCCATCAACACCTTTACAATTTAATTCACACGGATCTTCATTTGCTACTATAAGATTTTTCTTATTATTTCTAGTTATAAATTCTAAAAATTTAGTAGAAATTTCAAATAATGAATCCATATAAATACCACCAAATCTATGTAGAATTTCCAATCTTGCTAAATCTGCAACTTGTGCGAATCTTGATTGTTCTAATTCTTCACCTTTTTGAATAGCTAATTGAATAAATTCCCATACAAGAGGAAAATTCTCATAAAATAAATCATCATTTGTCCAACATTTATATTGATAACCATTATTCAATGCTAAAGTTTCAACGTTTTTCATTAAATGATATCTAACTGAATTTGTAGCAAGAGGTTTACCGAACCATATTTGATGAATTATTTTAGAAATTTCTTTTTTTTCTGGAAGATAAACTTTTTCATTAAAAAAGAATTGACGTTCAGATACTTTTAAACTAGTGCTTTTTTTATTAAAAATAGTTTTACAAATAGATTGAGTTTTTCTATAAAATAATAAAGAAGCTCTTTTTCTTTCAATATCTCCAGCAGAAAGTTTAGATCCTAAATCAAAGAATTTAGCTCCGCGAAAATACTTTTTTACTAAGCGATGAACTTTTCTATGATGTTCATGTCCATATTCACCTTTTTCACTATGTGTAAGAACTAATTTCCATGATTTTGAAGAAAGTTTTTTTAAGAATTGTTCAAATATTGAACCATCATATAATCTATCTGCTTCTTCTGGATCTTCTGTATATTCATCTTTAACATCAAACATGATATATCTTGTAACATTACAATATGACATAGTATTAAAGAATTCACGAGATCTTACAGGATCGTTTAAATGCGTAGAGCATATAACAAACCATCCTGGTTGTGATAATAAATTTATACCTCCCCATAGAACTTCATCATCAGGATGTGCTACAATAAGTAGTTTATCTACTTCCATTATTTATTGATATGAATATTATTAGTTGGAATAAGCTAGACCACCCATGCCAGACATAATACGAAGAATGTTATAGTTAATCGCGTATACACGAACGTCCCATGTATTATCACTATCAGGACTTACTACTACATCACCTGAAAGAGTTATTAGAAGATGTGCCGTATCAATTCTTGAAAAGTTACATGTTCCGGAAGGCTGGTGCTCTTCAGGTTTTAGAGCAAATGAATAAGAATAAATACCAGGCTGAGAATATGCAAGTTGATTAGGCTGTCTATCCAAGAATTCAAGTAATATAGTTTCACTACCACCTGCTGTGGCGGTGATATTCCCTGTTTCAGCTGTAAACGCAGCAGCATTTCCGCTATAATCTGCTTTATCTAATGGTATTGCTGTTGTTCCAGCAAACTCAAAGTTCCGAATTAAATAAATTCCGTTATTTCCAGCTTTGGAATTTATAATACGAACTCTCTCATTTACATTTGCGTCAAATGGTAGTCCACTACCACTTAAAGTTATAGTGTCTGAGGTAGCAAGAGAATCAATACGAAATGTCATGCTGGGTGCAAGTTGATAAGTTCCAGCTAAACCTGTATGATGTTGATAAGGCTGAACTTTATTATAATAATCGCCATATCTCTTATCCATTCTATCTTGACCGTTAATCTGTAACCATTGTTCGTATACAGCATCACGATCATATGTAAAAGGTTTTAGGGAGGTCGCACCAGCAGCCTTAGCTAGATTACAGTTTGTGTAAGAAGAAGGTTGAACGACCCAAATGAGTTCTTTTACAGGGTGATTGAAAGTTAGATCAATTCTGTTAGAATAAGAAGAAAGAGATTTATCTTCATTGAACTGAGTTTGTTCAATGAGATATTCATGTGATTGTTGAGCCATACGACGACGTTCTTCAGTATCTAAATAAATATAATCTACATATACTGCAGCTTGAAGAGGTTGAGGAACAGTGCTACTAGATCCAACTAATGTAGTGTCAAGATCACCTGCAATATTTTGTACTTCATTCCAAATTACATTAATACGAACTTCATGGTATTGAAGAGCGATTAAAGGTAAAGCTACACCAGGATTCTTAGTGTAGAAGAAGGATAGAGGGATATAAAGAATTGTAGGTAATCCAGGACGACCTGAACCAGCATTACAATTACTTTGCCCACCTGCGAAGACAGGTCCACTTGATAGACCACCACCTACCATTTGAAACGCTTTAACTGATTTTAGATAATCAGATGATAACGCATCCCATAAATACATAAATTCGCCATATAATCTATCAATTAATTGTCCACCAATTTCAAGTTCTACACGATGTAAAAGATTGTACCCAAGACGTCCTTGATCGTTATTGTAATTACCAGAATCAAGAACTACTTCAAGGTAAGTAGAATACATTAGATCGGCGTGACGACCAATGACAGCTGAATGTTTTACTCCCCATGCGGCTTGTCCATTAAAATTCACACGAAATGCTTCCATAGCAAAATTCGTGTGACGCTTGTAAAGAGTTTTAAAGAATGTAATTTGAGGATTACCTGAAATATACGCATCCTGAGCACCATATGCTACAAGTTGTAATAAACCACCACCCATGTTTGTATTTATATATTACATTACTTTTTTTCCTTAGATATGAACTTATTTACGACCACGATGACGACGACGAGTTCTTCCTCCACTTAAAGGAAGAGGTGATAGAGGAAGAGAACCACCTTTCTTTTTATAACTTGCCTTTGCCGTTTTTAATACATGTTTGAACCAACCTTTACCCATTGATCCTTTCTTGCTTTTTTCAGATTTCATTGTAGCAGCTACATGTTTCATCCACGCAGTCTTTCTACGACCACCGCCAGGAGGAGGAGGAGGAGGAGGAACTTTAGGAGGAGGAAGAGGAGCATTACCAGACATTTTTATACTTTAACGCAGAGAAATTAAATTACGACGTTGTAAATTGGAGAAGTTTTTTGCATAGGTTGAAATGATACTGAGGGGTCGGGCATAATAGGAGTTTTATATTTTTTAGGTTTTAATGCTCTTAATCCGGCAGGTTTTAATACTGAACTATTTTGTTGAAATTCGCCAATATATATTTCCATCATTGTATCAATTGAACCATAATTCATTAATGTCCATTGACATCCATATGTTAATAAAATTTGAGGATTATTATTCTTTAAATCTTCTAAATTATCAGGAACAACCATAGTAATATTATTACGATTATAATCAATTAATTCATCATGATCATGAGGTTGAGAAGCTTGTGAATATGTATATCTACGTAAATGAGAAGTTGACCATGATAAATTAATTAATTCTTCCATTAAAGTCCCTTTAATTTCATTCCCACCTGAAACAATAATTACTTTATTTTGTAAATTACATATAGGTTCTACCGCTACATTTTTACGTTGATATCCATATTCATAATCTAATAATCTAGGTTTTATTGCTGATTCTTTAATTAATTCTGCTGCTGCATTAATTACTATATTTTTATTTGTATGAAAAACTAAACTTAATATAAATGGATCCGAAGATACAGGACAACTTATAGAATTAAATGCATTATTTCCAATAGAAGTTAGACATGCACTTAAAGGAACAGTATTATAAGCATAATCTGTTCCTAATTTTTGATTTTTAAGTCCAACAACAGGTTTATCATTATTGTCTGCATAAATATCTAATTCTACTAATCTTGCTCCTGCCTTAATTACCATCGGAAGAATTTTATCAGAAATATAATCATATACATCTGAGCCTGGAAAAAGAGAATATGATGAACTTGCAATATAATAATCACATAATCTGAATGCTGGTGTTTGTGGACATCCCATAGGAGCTAATTTAGTAACAGATTCATAAGTTTTAAATTTTGGTGTAGCTTCTAAAAGAGCTTTATGTTCATTAGGAACTAATGTTTCGTAAAAAAACCATGCTATTAAACCTATTCCAATAACACCTATAAATAAGTAAACATAAAGCATAGTATTATCTGCTGCTACTGGAAGAATATTATCCATTACACTTTCGCTATATTAAAAAATAATTCTCTAAAACTTCTACACACTTTATCATGAATTCTTTTATCCATAGGTATTTCATTTAAGGAATAATGATGAAAAATTAAACAATACATTCCACATTCACTATCTTCATATTGATGACGAGTTTTATTATATGAAAGAAGCATTTTCTCTGGATGATTTGAATCCCATTCTTCTTTCCATCGAAACATTAATCTTTGAATTTCAGTTTCAGGTTCTTCAGCGTATGAATCAAAATATGTAAATCTTGGATATTCTAATTCAGGTCTTATATCACAATATATAGCAATCCAATGTTCACCAGGTCCTGTACTTACATCCGTATTAAATACAATTCCTATTCTTGTATAACCTTTCTTTAAAAGAGTATCTAATTTTATAGCACATAAAGAATCAACAATACATTTTCCTAATTCTGATTTCTTATCAAAATCAATTGGAATAGTTCCTAAATATTTATAACCTACATATAATTTTTCAAATTGTTTTTCAATTTTATCTATATCTTCTGATGTCAACCATTCTTTAGGATTTGACTTCCATGATTCAGGAGCTTTAGGTTTTTTCATAAATTCAGTAATAATACATTGTAATTTTTGGTCACAATGTTTATGAAATCTTTTTTGTAATTCTTTCCAAATATATGATGTTGAACCTTTCGATATTGGAATTGAAGAATGTTCTTTATTAAAAGCTTGTCTTAATTTTTCTATTTGTTCTTTATCCATTATCTTAAAAATGGATTATGTTTTATTGATATTCATATAATATTAAAAATGGAGACATATAATGAGAATATTCTCAAAGAAGTCAAGAGTTGTGTTAAGAAACTAGTTAGTGTTGAAAAAGAACTTTTCAATCTAAATAAAGAAGTATATGAAAAACGAGAACAACGTTCTCTTATTAAAGATCAATTAGCACAAGTAATTAGACTTCCTGAATTTGCTCAATTAGATAAAATGAAAGTTGAAGAAGACAATGTAGAAATTCAAATTATCAAACCTGGTTCTCAAAAATCTTGGTCTTTGTCCAAGAAAGATCTTCAAGAACATCTTCAGAATTGTTTAACTCATATGGGCGGACACGCTAACGCAGAAGAATTGTTTGGTTTTATCGTAAAAGAACAATCTAAGAAACTTATTTCTCAAGAATACAATTTTAATGTTGTATTTAAATAATGGCATCTCAAAATCCTCAAAGTGTACAACCAGATATACGCGCAGCTATACAAACAATTCTTACACCACTACAAATATCATCAGTAATAGACACAAAATTTAAACATACTTTAACAAAGTTTGGTCCAAGCGAACTTATTCGTTTGTTAAATAGCGTATTAATGTTTAGTAGTGCAGTAATGGATGAAAGAACACGATTTTCACTCTTTTTAGTATTAATAAAATCAATAACTTTGAATTCTGGAACAACAATAATTACTGATAGAGATGTTATTGAATTTGTTGGTGCAAGAGCACAATGTGAAACAATTTTTTCTCAACGGGCAACAACTCAATCTGGTTTTCCAACAAGTAGAGATGGAAATTCAAGATGTTGGTTATGTGGATGGAGTGTTCAAGAAATGGGTTATGTTCTAAACCCTGAAGAAAATTGGATGAATGATGGGTTAACTGCTAGACAAAAAGCTTCTTGCTTAAATGCACCAGAATGTGAACATCTAGTACCTGCAGCAGCTTCAATAATATATTTAGATTTACCACAAAATATTCCAGGTGCACCGCCTTCAGAAGTAAATCTTTTTAGCAATTATGAATGGGCACATAGATTATGTAATGGTAATAAAGATTCATTACTTTTTTTTAAAATGTTTGATGAAGCAGGAAATCTTACAAATCCAGAGCCAAGTGTTAATTTAATTGGAACTTATTTAACTTCTCTTTCTAGTGCTCCAGCTATTGTCAGACTAATTACAAACGGTGGATTAGAAAGAGCAACATGGCTACATTCACGAGGTGGACAAATTATGGCTAGAATTAAGATTGTTACAGATTATATAGCAGCTAAACGTAGTAGGTATGCAGCAGGTAGAAATGTTGGCGGTTTTTATATTGAAGATTTAAGTTCTCTTTCTAGAAATGTTAATTTTTTATATCGTAATCTTATTACATCATTACACGAAAACGCTGGAAAAATTATAGCTAAAAATACAGAAGAATCAAAAACTGAATGGTTAATAGCAAAATATAATGAACTTTATGACGAATTAAAATCCAACATTTTTCCACCACTATTAATTGAGGCCGCTACAGCCTCTGGGATTACAAATTTACTACCTGATATGAGTGCGGAATATTCAGCAATTCAAGGTTTAACACAGTTCTTAAACAATATTGGAATTATCGCTGTAAATTTAGAGAGTGCGAAACATCCTTTATTACCTCAGTTTAATCAATTATTTTTACAATATACAACACGATTTTCAGCTATTAAGGAGGAAGCAAATAGGAATTTTGATGGTGTAGTAACTGGTGCAGACATGATTGCGTTATTAAGAGGTCAAATTCACATGCTAATGGAGAATCAATTTCCAGAATTAAAAAGTTATTTTGACCGCACAAAACAAACTGGTGAATTCGCAAGGGATTCTCTATTTTGTGGTGAAACAGGATTATTAACTGGAGTTTTAACTGATGAACGATATGGTGTTATATGTCATGGTCAACCAGGAAACGCAGGAGGTAAACGCAAAAAAACACGTAAAACTAAACTAAAACGAAAACGGACTAAACGTAATAAGAAGTCTAAGAAATAAGAATGTATAATCCTTATAATTCAAGAAATAAACTTCTATCATTAAAAGATATTCAAACTATACTTACAACTTATAAGTGTAGTTTCAATATCAAAAATTTAAAATTATTTCAAAATGCTATGATTCATTCATCTTATGTTCGAAGAGAAGAATATACTTCACCAACAGGCGAAAAAATTAAATTAATTGATAAACCTGATGATTGTATTGATTTATTTGATGAATCATATGAACGTTTAGAACATTTAGGTGATTCAATTTTAGGTGCTATTGTATCAACTTATCTTGTAAAAAGATTTCCTAAAGAACAAGAAGGATTTCTTACAGATTTAAAAAAGGAAATTGTTTGTAATGAAATGTTAGGTTCATTAAGTATAAAAATTGGTCTTGATAAATTCTATATAATTTCAAAACATAATGAAGACGCATGTAATGGAAGAACAAACATTAAAAAATTAGGTGATATTTTAGAAGCATTTATTGGTGCTTTATGGACTGATTCAGGAAATGATTTTAAAGTTGTTTCATCATTCATAATTAATTTAATTGAAATGTATATTGATATTCCAAAAATTCTTATGAATAATCGGAATTTCAAAGAACAATTACAAAAATATTGTCAAGCAACATTTCATTATACTCCAACTTATAAAATGATAAATTCTACTCAAAATTCTTATACTATGGCTGCTATGAGTCCATTAGGAGAAATTGGAGAAGGGACATCTCAAACTAAAAAACAAGCAGAACAATTAGCCGCACAAGATGCTTTATTTAAGTTTAGGAATTCTTCTAATAAGTGATTCTTTAGTAGTTCCAGTTGATGACATATTTTCATCAACACCTTCAATATTTCTTAGAACTGCTGCGATTTTTTGTGGTTGATCAGCAAATTCAAGTAAAAGTTGTGTTTTAATTACATTTCTACGTAAAGGAGGTTTAGAAGTTCTTACGGATCTTGAAATATTACCTAATCCATTACCATCCAAAACAAAATTATCAACTTTATTATTTCTCATAAATTCCAAGATTTTTTCAGAATTTTTGAGTTTTCTTTCTTTTAATGAAGCAAGTTGTTGCTTTAATTTACGCTCTTCATCATCTAATGATATCCATTCTTTCAACGTTTCTTTAACGTCCTCCATTTACTTGTATTGTGTTTACGTCTTGAAAATCGTTTATTATGAATTACCTTATTACTTATCTTACGTTTACGTCTTGATAATCGTTTATTACCACCTCCAGCTATTCCGCTGTCTCTAAATTTTTTTCCAACCGCTGCCGCCGCCGCTGCCGCCGAGTTCTTAGCCGCGCTCGCCGCGCTCGTCCCCACCGCCCGCACCGCCGAAGCCCCATCTGTTAACGCCTGCGTCCAAGTTCTGCCTTGATTTTTCTTTTCCTTAAAATAATTTTTTACCCCTGTTGCTGTTTTGTTTACATTTGTCACTAATTTATCTCCTAAGTCAGATGCGGCTTTAGCAGCCGCATTAACGCGTTGTGCTGTATTTAATTGGGGTTTAGGTTGTTGTTGAGGTGGAGGTTGATATTGTTGAGGTGAAGGATTATTTGGATCTACGTTGAGTTTTTTTAAATTGTCTTTAACGTTTTGTGCTTCTTTCTCAAGTAATTCAGCTGCTTCTGGAGTTGTAGGGTTTGTTAGTTGTTCTTTAACTAGTCCAAGGTAACCTCTCAACCATTGTTCTATTTCAGCTCGTTCTTCAGGTGTTTTATTAGCTAAATTATTCATTTTGCCTAAAACTTGTTGTGAATTTTGATAAACCCAATTTCTTAAACTACCGAACCATTTTGCTTGAACTCCACTTCTATTTTCAGGGTTTGTTGTATATGCCATAACATCCTTTTGTAATGTTGAAACAGTTGTTTGAACATTTGCTGTTGCTTCCCCAACTTTTCTTTTTATTTTTTCAACAGCTTTTTTCATGTCATCTTCACTAACTGATTCCAAAGGATTAAATGTAAAATTGTCTAAAAAATTTCCTACAAACGCAAGTTTCCCATCATATGATTCATTACCTTTATCATCAGTAGTTTTTTTACCTCTTAATTGGTCAATTAATGCTTGTCTTTTTTCAGCAAAGGTTTCCATAAATTTATCACTTGAATCTCCAAAATTTTGAAATGCTAAACCTACAAATGGTATTAAAGCTAGACTTTGAATATATACATCGCCAAATCTATGTTGTGCTGTAAAAATAACCATATTAAAAAATATAAACATAGCAGACATCATATAACCAAGAGCAATTCCAACAGGTGCTGAAAATGGAATAGGAACAAGACCTATTATCATAGGAGTATATTGTTGAGCTAATTTTGCTGCAGTTTTATTGAATTCAGTAGCAATAGTTAATCCCATACTTACTGCTTGACCTGTAACTGGTATTCTTGCTACCCATCCTTCAGGTTGTTCATTTCCGTCAACCATTACAGGAACTTCACTTAAAGGAAAAATAAATTTACGAATTGGATCTAAAATTCCTTTGATACTTTCAGGTGTCAATAAATAAGCATAATCTAAACCTCTTTGAATTAATGCGTTATAAGCTTTACCACCTCCACTTTTTTTAACGACTTCTTCTGCTTGATGTTTTGTAAATAATGGTTTTCCATCTTTTCTTACCTTTTTTTGTAACTTTTCAACTGTATTAATATTATTTTTTTTAATAAAATTAAATAACCCTATTATTTTTACAACGCGATTAATCAGTGATTTATTAGATAAAATTTTACTTAATTTCTTTTCAAGTTCATGATCTTTATAGTCTTCATATATCCAAATACCTTCCATCCCCCAACTTATCTCTACCGCGTTAATTTATTTTTTGATATATTTATTATAAATGGAAGATTCTGAAATTGAAGTTGAATGGTCTTCTCAATTAGAAGATATTTTAGCAGCAGAAGGTGAAAGATGTCGTGGACTAGCTTGGTTACATACTCGTGCTGAAATTCTTACTGGAAAATATAATTCTTACGTTCAAGTTCCTGTTATAATTCTTTCGACTTTAGCAGGAACTGCTTCTGTAGGTTCTACAACTTTATTTGATGGAGATACAAAAACATCAAGTATTGCTATTGGTTTAGTTTCTATTGGCGTGGGTATTTTAAATACTTTAGGTGGATTCTTTGCGTTTGCTAAACGTTCAGAGGCACATAGAATAGCACAATTATCTTATGGAAAATTATCATCAAAAATTGCGATTGAATTATCTTTACCTCGTGATGAAAGAACAACGGCTGAATCTCTTTTAATTCATGTTCGTGAAACTATGGAGAGATTAGCTGAAACAACACCGAATTGTCCTCCATCAATTATTGATGAATTCAATAAAAAATTTAAACATAATCATGGAGTTGCTATGCCTAATGAAGTAAATGGTATTCATAAAATATCAATATTTAGAGCAGATCATCATGTAATGACACCTGTAGTAGTTCCTGAAAAATTATCATTAGTAATTCCTAAAACTTCCAACGACGATCACACTCCAAACAATTCATAAATGTAGTCATAGGTTCATCAGCAGAACGAGTTTGCATTTGATAATAATCACATTTAGATTTCTTTTTACATCCTGAACACCACATAAAGATGGAGGCAGTATTATTTTTAGATTGAAGTTTCTTTTCATTTTCAAGTTGTTTTTCAAGAGCATCTTTCCATCTTTTTGGACATAATTCAACTGCCGATAATTCAGCAAAATCACGAATACTTATCTCGCCTTTTTTAATTTTTGTTATCCAATCTTCATTATTTTGAACGTAACTTCCAAATCCTTTCAGATTTTCATAAAGCGTAATTGCTTTACTTCTATACATATTCCAAAATACACGATTAGACCAATCAATATCCATATTTTCTTTAATTGCTTGATCACTAATTACATGTAATAAAGATTCTTCTAATTGATTCGAAAGTTCATTATTTTCAAGAAGTTCATTGAAATTCTCAATGACTTTTTGACGAATCGCACAATCAACAAATACATTTTCAGATTTTCGTTGAATTGGTTTTGATATAAATACAGGTCTATTACCAACTTCCTCTTCTTCCTCTTCTTCCTCTTCCTCTTCTTCCTCTTCCTCTTCTTGCTCTTCTTCCGAATCAAACGTCCATTCTTGATATAAAAGTTCATAATAATCAGATTTTAAATTTGTATATGAACTACTAAGACGATCATATTCATCTTGTTCTTCTGAATCAGATGAGAGAATTACAATATGACCGTAATAATTTTCTTCGTTGAATGGAGATGGAAGAATATGTTGATTAATATTTTCTTCTAATCCTTCAGATGAAGCAAATATAGAAAGCCATGAAGATTCTTTTAAAGGGTCTTGAATTTTTCCTTGAAATTGTATGGATGTATTCTTAAACTTTTTACGAATAAATTCAAGAACATCTTTTTCTTTTGGAAGAATATTCAATTCATTTATTCCTCCATTTGAATTTATAGATATACAAATAACCATTTATATATTTTACAATTTCTAATACGTAATTCGTTTTTCGTTCAAAACGGATCGAAAAAAATTATTGTATTTCTTAATAAAATGGAGGCAACTAAAGAAGAATATCCGAAACTAGTAACAAAAGAACTTCGTATACCTAAAAAATTTGAAGGACCAACATTTGCCGAATTAGCATCCGAATGGAAAATGCATGATGATTATAAAAAATCTGTAATGCCTGAAGATAAACAAACATATAAACCTATAATTATTCCTACATTTGAAAAGTGTAATAGATTTGAAGAAGAACAACCTATTCCTCAAAAACCTAATCAGCAAGAAGATGAATGGATTAAAGTAGAACGAGTAAAGAAACAAAAGAAAGAACTTACATTAATTGAAAAATATGGTGATCCTGATGCTCCTCAAGAAGAAGAAACTGTATGGGGAGGAGAAGAAAAACCTTCTCACCAAACATGTTGGGAAGATAAGCGTTAACTAAATCCAAATAATGATCTTATTAATCCTGCAATCCATTCAAAAAATTTTATCACAAATTTCAATGTAGAACCTTGTGTAAAAGAATCATTTGCGTATTTCCATCCATAAAAAGCAGTAACAAATAAAATTACTATATCTATTAAAGCAATAATTCCATTCTCTGCTATTTGTTCGGACGCCCAATCTGATACTTTATCTAAATGTCCTTTTTTCTTTTTATCACTTTCTTGTCCCAAAGGAGCTTTAGATACAGGTTTTACATCTCCACCTTTTTTTGCTACTCTTTTACAACGCATATAAGCTTTATTATCATGAGGCATAGGACCACCAGCTAATTGTTGAGTATCATTGAAATAAACTTCTCTATCACCTAAAGATTGAAGAGGTCTTGAACCAGGTGCTACATTTTTGATTAAAAGAGCAAAATTATTAGAATCAATATTAATCATAGATTTAAAAACTACCCATGTACATTGTGAGCATGGAGGAACTATTAATGAACCTTCATAAACAAAATATTGTCCTGCTGAAGGAACCATTTTAAATAGTCCCCAATTATCACCTAAACTTACAGGGGTATATTCTACTCCAGGATTAGCGTAAGGAATAAAAGAATTAAAAAATGATGATGAATCAGACTCAGTCGAATTCACTCTAAATAATGAACTTACACATAAAATCTTTCCTGAAGGATTTGTAAAAACTGCTACAACTTCACCATCTGCTTGAATGTTTTCAATTGTATGGTGGCTTGGATGTGTAACTAATAAATTCGTACATGTATATCCTTCACCATTAAATTTACATGATCCTAATCCAGGAGTATTTTGAAGAACTATTCCTTCATCTGAAACCATAACATTTGCTTGTGGAATAAAAACATTATCAAAAACAAGATCACATAATAAATCACAAGGTTTAGCAGAAGATTGTGATACATTAATAGGACTTTGATGTGTTGAGGCACATTGCCCTCCCCATGTAGTTGATGAAGAGTATATACTCATTTATTATTTGACTTTATTTTGTATCTTGCGAATAAACAATATGGCTATATTAAGTAGTGATCCATATCAAGCAGCATGGCAAGTTATAGGTATGATATTAGTGTCTTTATTGTTACTTGGAGTGTTGGGTCTTTTATTCATAAAATTTATTTATCCATACTTACCTGCTAATGTGCTTGAAGTAATTAAAGAATTCTTTACAGACTTAATTCAATATTCGCCTACAGCTGTATTTTCGTTTGGATTTTTACATAGTATTATTTTTCAATCTTATACTGCATTAATTCCTAATGCATTTGCAATATTAGGTCTTATAATAAATAGAGTATTTAGAAGTTTTTCTTTAAGTCCTCGTGAAGCGGACTTGGTTTCCAGGTTAGCTGCTTGGCGCGCGGCGCGAGCGCCGGGTGACCCTCCTAGGATTGCCAATCCTATTGGAAACAAATTTTTCT